GAAGCTCTTGTCTATCCGACTGATTCCCTAAAGGTCTACAGGAATCGGCGTGCTGTCTACGATTGGCAGAAGCTTCGCGCCCGTCTGGACAAGACCGCCAACTCGGACGAAGCTGCGGCGCTGGAAGTCAAGATGGCTGAACTCGACGCGGAAATCCAAAAGTCGTCCCTGACCTTGAACATGAAGGCGCTCCCGCCCGAGGCTATCAAGGCGCTCACCGATTCCGTTCCGGAACAACCCATCTCGGAGGACGCGCCCGAGAAGGACCGTCAGGCGGCGGAGAACGCACGGAACAAGGCGGTCAACGCGGCCCTGCTGGAAGCGATGCTGGTGTCGATCACCAACAGCGAAGGTGTCGCGGCTGCGCATCCCGGCCCGCGCACAAGCGAATGGGTTGACAGCCTGCCACCTGAGGTCCAGCAGGCCATTCTGGGCAAGATGAGTGAACTTGCGTTCGCGTCGTTGGAGTTCGCAGCCGAAACGGAGTCGGCGGATTTTTAGCCGACGTACTGAGCCAGCCTCGAAACCAGTACGTCGTTCGTAGGATTCGCGCAGCCATCGCAGGGGGGATCAGGCCCTCCGCGATGGTCTACGGTACTTCCGCGCTCGGAGATTGGGACAAACGCGACCGCAACCTCCTCGAGGCATACCAGATCATCGAGGATGAAACTTGCGGAGAATGTGGAAATCCCGTGTGGATTTGCCGCGCCGAAGACAGCAACATTCAGTTCTCCATCGAGAAGGACACGTGCTACGCCAAGCGCGCCTATGAAGAAGCCACGACGGATATGTCTGCGCACAAGACGGCCAAGGAAAGGTCAAAGGCTCGTGCCAAGTTCGGCGTCATCGAATACCCGAAAGCGTTCACCTTGGATGGGGCTCTTTTGCCAACCCGCAAGGACTTCTACGCTGCGCGTACTGATAAACTTACTCCATGAGCGATGAACGGTACGAACTTGAGGTCGTAGTTGATGCGTCCCAAAGTGTTTCTGCCCTTCATCGGGTAGAGCAGGCTGAGGCTGGCATTGCGGCTGCGGCCCAGAAGGCCACGGCTGCTCTTCAAGCGCAAAGCGCTGCGGGGGTCGCTGCTGCGAACAAGCTGGCCACTGCACAACAGAACACCGCCAAGCGGGCTATTGGCGTAGACCCCGTTGGGTACCGCCGTCTCAACGCATCTACCGCCGAGCAGATTCGGCTGGAAGAACAGCGTCTTGCGGGATTGGACCGGATCACCCGCGCACAGAACAGTTACGCCAACGAAGCGACACGGTTGGGCGGCGTATACGGTCAGGACACCCGCGCTTTGCAGGCGTCAGTCCTGGCACAGAAGCAATCGGCTGCGGCCCAGCGTGCGTTGGTTGCGGAAGAGAACAAGCATTACCAGAGCCTGAGCAACACACGTTACGCGCTCTATGATGCAGCACAGGCGTACATGGTGCTGGGCGGGGCTATGTCTGCCCCCGCAGTTGCGGCTATCGCGTTCAATGTGAAGTTCGACAAGGCGTTTTCTTCGGTGCGTCGAACCACGTTGGCGACGGGCGAAGACCTGGAAAGCCTGCGGAGTGATCTGGTTGACCTGACGACTGAGATTCCGACCACGTTCGCAGCGATCACCAATATCGGCACCATTGGCGCGCAGTTGAACGTTGCCAACGAAGACCTCGCCAAGTTCACCGAGGTTGTGTCGATGTTCTCCGCGACCACGAACGTGTCCGTGGACGAAGCGGCTACGGGGCTGGGCCGTCTCGCGCAGTTGACCCACACGGCAGGAACCGACTACGAGAACCTCGGCTCGGCCATCTACCAAGTTGGCGTGACCTCGGTGGCGACCGAGCAGGAAATCCTGAATATGGCATCTGAAATCGCCACGTCTGGTGATCTTGCGGGACTCGCCAACTACCAGATCATTGCCCTTGCTGGCACGTTGTCGTCTCTCGGCGTGCAGCCCGAAGCTGCCCGTGGCTCGCTCATGCGCATCTTCAACGTCATCACGACCGGCGCGGAGAACGGCGGCAAGAGCCTCCAAGAGCTTGCCAAGATCAGCGGGATGACTGCGGACCAGTTCAAGCGGACGTGGGAAAGCGACTCGCAGACGGCCCTGTCGGCGTTCGTGCGCGGGCTTTCCGAGATGCAGCGCGAAGGCGTGAACACGAACAAGACGCTGAAAGACCTCGGCATATCGGCGGTTCGAGACATTCGCACCTTGCAGGTGCTCGCCAACAACACCAACGTTTACACGCGGGCTCTCCAAGAAAGCAACACGGCGTACGAAAGTGGTTCGGCGCTGCGCGACGGGTTTGCGATCCAGACCCAGAACCTCGCGGACCAGTTGACGCTGCTCTGGAACACGCTCGCCGCAGCCGCCGACGCGGTTGGGCGCGAGTACGGCCCCGCCCTCGAAGTTGCTGCCAACGCCGCGAAATCGCTCGCTGCCATGTTGAAGGCTGTCGTGGAAAACCCTGTCGGCAGGTTCATCGTGGCCGCTGCTGTGGCGTTCGTCGGGGCTGCTGGCGCGGCCCTCGCGTTCGAGGGCATCATGCTGCTCATCAAGGCGTCTGTCGCTGCCGCTACGACCGCCATGCTGGGCCTGCGCACCAACGCGGAAGTCCTCTCGGGCGGGCTTCGCACCCTGACCGGCAACTTCCTCGCGCTGGCTCGCGGTGAAGAGATGGTCACAGCCTCCACGTACCAAGCGGCTCGCTCCCTTGATGTGGTCGCGGGCGGGGCCTACAAAGCCAAGTACGCCTTGGAAAGCACAGCCACCGCAGCCCGTGGTGCGGGCCTTGGAATCCGACTGTTGAAGGGCATCCTTGCCACGACCGTTGTAGGTGCAGCCCTCGTTGCGCTGCCCGAAATCATCAACGCCATCGGCTACGCTTTCTCGTCCAACGCGAGCAAGGCCGAAGCGTTCTTCGGGACATTCGATGCGCTTGACGAAGCGATCAAGGAGGACACCAAGACTTACCGGGAAACCGGCAAGGCGATCAACGTGATCACCAAGGAGATTGAGGTCGCGGGAAAGACCACGCCGGACTGGGCTCGTGAACTCGCCAGCGCAACGGATAACCAAAAGCTCCTCGGGGACTCGACTGCCGAGGCCACCAAGCGCATCCAAGAGCAGACGATTGCCATTGGTGAATCTACCAAGCAATCGTTTGCCGAGGATATTTCCAACAACGCCGATTTCCAGAAGGCATGGGCTGCTAGCCGCACTTCCCTGCAATCCATCGGCTTCGACCTCGGCACGTACCTAAGCGAGTCCATGAAGGGCGCTGGGGAAGCGTACATTTCGCAGTTCCGTGCCAAGGTCGAGTTGCTGAAAAAGGCTGCGGTTACGGCGCTTCCGGCTGTTTCCGACCAGGCCGAGTATGACCGCATTTCAGCCGAGGTAGCTAGTTACGATGTGGTTCTCACCAATCTGAGCAACGCTTCGGCACTCCTCAACGAGAAAACGTCTGCGCTTGCTGCCAAGCAAATGCTTTTGAATGATCTGCATATCGCGGGTTCAGATGCGGCCAAGGATAATGCTGCCGGCCTCGAGGCGGAACTCGGCGCGATGACGAAGCTACTCGAAACGTCTTCGAGCGGCGTTTCAAGCACGCTCACGCTGAACAAGGCGCTGGCTTCGCTGGCCGACAGTCTTGCGGAAAACGGAACCTCGTTCAGCGTGTACTCGAAGGCCGGGCAGGCCAACCTGACTGCCCTGCAAGCCACCTTGAAGGACTTCGCGGAAGCCGCTGGGGACGACACCGAGACCTTCGGCGCCAACGTGGCGGGCATTGTCGAATCGCTCCAAAAGGGCGGGGTCGAGATTTCCGGAGACCTCGACTACCTCATGGACATTCTCTCCGCGACGTTCAGCGAGAAGTGGGGCGTCACCGTGGACACGGCGGCTGCGCGTCAGGACCTTGCCGCGTTCATCCAAGCGACCGTCGCGGCCCTCCAGCAGCGGCTGCTGCTCGCTCGCCAGACCCTCGCTGGCACGTCCGTGGTGGGCAACTACGCAGCCTACAACGCGGCGGTTCTGGCTGTTGCCAAGGCCGAGCGCGACCTTGCTTCGGCGCGAAGCGTGCAGTCGTCCGCGAACAAGACGGCGAAGAACTCCACGAGCGCGCTGTCTGCGGCTCAGAAAGAGCAGGCTGCCTCATCTAACAAAGCGAACAAGGCCGCGAAGAACCTGACCAAGACGGTTCGCACCATGAGCGATTATGTGAGCGACCTCAAAACCGTTGTCAGCAACGCCTTTGACATTCGGTTCGGTCTGGATCAGGCCAAGCGGGGACTGGCCGAGATGCAGGCGGAAATCGCCAAGTCGATGGTCTCGCTGGAAACCTATGGCGATGCGCTGAGTGATCGTCTCGATGCTGCGTTCAGCGTCAGCAACGCAGACGACGACATTTCGAGCAAGATCGAGTCGATTCGAGACACTTTTGAAGACGCTGCTCGGGATATTCAGAGCGCCGCCCAGAAGATTCTTGACGCGCAGGCCGACCTGTCTGCCAACACCGCGAGTAAGAAGCTGGCCGAATACCAGTTGGGCGTGGCGATCCAGTACGGCGACGAACTGCGAGCGGCTGCCCTGCGTGCCAAGCTCGCGGCCTTGGACGCCGACCGTGCGAACATCACGAACAACCTGGTGGACGCTCAGAACGAACTCAACGCGGCGCAGGAAGCGTCCAACAAGACACTCGTCGGGTCGTCCGCTGCGGCTGTCGCCAACCGCAAGGCCGTGCAGGAACTCCTGACCGAGTACATCGACTACATCAAGGCGATCCAGTCCTCGGGGGCCAATCAGTCCAGCATCAACAGCGCCATCGAGATGGCTCGCAGCAGCTTCATGGATGCGGGTATTTCGCTGGGGTTCGACACGGGCGACCTTGACGACTACGCGGCGATCCTGTCTCCGGTGACGCAGGCGCAACTAGACCAGACCGACAGCAGCAAGTCTGCGGCGGAACAGATGGAGGACCTGACTGAGAAGTGGCAGGACTACATTCTCGAACTGGTCAACTCGGGCGCGTCCCAGAAGGTCGTCAACCAGGCGATCAAGAACGCAAAGGCTGACCTCCAGGCAACCGCGACCCAGCTTGGGATGAACGCGACCGAGACTAAGAAGTACGTGTCCGCGATCAACGACCTCAAGAAGGCCATCGACCGGATTCCGAAGAAGCTCACGGTCAGCGCATCCACGGACCCCGCCAAGCGGGCCATCGCTGAGTTCTTGGCAAGCAAGTCCGTGTCCAAGTTGCAGTCGGGTATTTCCGTCCCGATCAAGGCATCTGTCGATGACAAGTCCCTCGCTCACGCGGCAAAGGGGCAGGAACTCATGGCAAACCTCGCCATTGCGGTGATGAAAACCGCCACGGCAGCGGCCAGCGGCAAGATCGCGGAAAGCCTCAAGTGGGCAAAGAAAGCTGCCGAGTTGCAGGAAAAGTTGTCCTCTGGCAGCTACCAGAGCGGCGGGTACACCGGACGCGGGGCTGCAAACCAAGCGGCTGGCATCGTCCACAAGGGTGAGTTCGTCGTGCCGAAGCACATGGTCAACCAGAGCACCGGCCTGCCCTACGCGGACGCACTCGGGCGCATCCTGCGGGGCTACCAAGGTGGCGGCTACGTGACGGCCCCGTCCTCGGTGTCTCGCGGGTCCGACGTGCGGGTTGTAGAGCTTTCTCCGACCGACCGCGCCCTCTTGGCTCGGGCTGGCGCTGCTACCCTTGTGGTCGATGGTCGGGTGCTCGCCACTACGGTGAACAAGGCCAACCAGAACAGCGCATTGAGGGGTCAGGGATGAAAACCATGTGGTTCGGTACCGATGAGTACCGCGAATGGGTCATGTGCCCTGACCAGGGTTTGCAGATGAACTCCATCGGCTACGGGAACTCGGGCGCTTTCGTCAACGGCGGTGCGTGGTCTGCACAATCCGCCACGAAGCACCGCGAATACAACATGACGTTCACGGGTGCGGCCAACAATGTGCAGAAAGTCCTTGATTTTGTAGACGGCCAGTTTGGGCACGGCCCGTTCTACATGCTGGACCCGTTCAGCCAAGCGACGAACATCCTGCCCAAGTGGCTCGCAGCCCCGAGGCTCATGGTGGAGGGCGCCCCGTCCTTCACCAAGGCAGTTTTGCCCGTTTACACGACCACTGGTGCAAACTCGTTGCGGCTGCCCACCAAGGGCGCCACGTTCACCGTGCCCGACTCCGAGGGCCTGCGGAGCTTTCGCTTCCCGATCCCGAGCGGCTGGACCATGCACGTCAAATGGTGGGGTTCGGCTACCGGAGCAACCGAACTGCGAGCCAACGGCACCGCCGTAGCACCGGACACCGCTGAGACACGGACAGGCGACTGGCTGGACCTGACCTTGGCGGGGAACGGAACCATCTCGATCACGGGCATCATGGTGCAGGCCAAGCCAACTGGTGACAGCCCGGATTTCAGCGTGTTCGAGAGCGGAAAGGGAACTACGGCCCTTGACGTGCGCGGGACGCAGTTGACCGGCTACAGCGCTGTCAGGGGCCGCGTAAGCGCCACCCTCGACCTCGTGGAGGTTGGTGGTTGGCTGTGACACAGATCACGAGCGATCTGGCTGGCATCCACGGCAACATCTCCGACGTGTCCGTCACGATGGCTGTTCCCAGCCTGAACCCCACCGAATTGGGCGGCGGCACGGGGTCGATCCGTTTCGGGTTGGCCCCGATGGCGCGTCCGCAGACGCTTCGCAACCAGCCCGTCGTGCTCTCCGAGAAGGGCGCATGGTCTGTCGCGGGGCGGATCAGCAACGTGGAATGGGGCGGGCTCGGGGGCGTGACGTTGGACGCGGAAACTTCAATGCAACGGCTCAACGTCACGGTCGCGCTGGCACCGTCCTACACGCTGAGTGAAGCCGCTGCGATGGACCTTGCGTTGGCAAAGGCTGGGTTCACGTCCTCGGGGCTCGCAACAACGGGTGTGTCAGTGTTTCCCGGTTGGTCGGGCACCCTGCTGGATTACGTCAAGCATTTCTGCAACGCCTACAACGTCGAATACTACATCACAGGGTCCAACCCGGATACTCTGTTCTTTCGCCCGCTGCGGAGCAACACCCTCTCAGCTTCCCGCAACTTGGTCGATCCGCGCTTCGGGGTTGCTGACCAAGACCTTGCACAGAACATCGAGGTTGTTCGGTACACCTACGTGTACCCGCCCGATGGCGCATCCTTCATCGAGTTCACTCCTGCGGCGGAAGAAGGGGATGAGCCGCAGATCATTACGGTGGACGCAGGCGCAACAGTGGTGACGGATATCAAGTTGGATGCTTGGGTGCTCGACGTGAACCAGCCCGTAGCAGCCGACAACGTAGGCCCAGAAGCCCGCACAGACGCGGGTGCGTACCAAGTGCTCGGCAGCGATGGTTTGCCCGTCACAGCGGCAACGTGGGTCGATCAGGGGGGTGTGGTGAGTGTCGCCACGACCGATGATCCGACCGTGATCCGCGTGTCGGTCACGGCCCCCGCGAAGGACGCCCTGACCGGCAGCGACGGGGACACCCGCCCCTCACCCTATAGCCTGTCCGTGGCGACTGACGAAACCTCATACTCGTCCCTGCATATCACGGGCCGGGGCGTGAGGTTCACGACCGAGACCTTGGTTGTTGCCACAGGTGTAGCGGCTGGCTTGTCGTATGAGGAAGTCGGTGCCACGATTGAGAACCCCTTCGTGGCAAGCAATGCCGTTGCGTGGGATGTGGGGGCTCGTGGAGCACAATACTTCGCGGGTGCGAACCTTTCTGTCACCTTGTCGGTTACTGCGGACGAGCCTTTCGAGGACATTCTCGGAGCAGGCTACGCGGGGGATGTGAACAACTTTCGGGTGGACGGCGTAACCTACGGCGACGGCCTTTTCACAGTCACTGGAAGCGGGCTGACCACAATTGACGACTTCGATAGTATCTGGCTGGGTGCTACTTTCGCAGATTTCGACGCCTACTGGGCCGCACACAGTACACTCGACTTTGACACGTTCCCATTGTTGAGAGGCTGAAATGGCGACCCCGAAGAACAATCTGTCACCACAAAGCCAGATGTGGGCACGAAACGTCGAGCGGCGCATCAACGACCTCGAGGATCGCAACAAGCGACTCGGCGGGGTTATCACGGCTACGAACACTCGTGTGGCCCCCGCTATGGTGACCCGTCAGCAGGTCGAGAACAACCACAACCTCGGCCATTTCGCAAACATGGATAGTCTACGGAACGCAAACGTGCCAACAGCCGGCGATTTCGCCACAGTCGGCTCGGGGGCGGATTTCTCGGAGTGGTTCTTCACAGGCACCCGCTGGACGCGCTTCCTGTATTCGTCCAACGAGACGGAAGCTGTTGTCGTGGGCGCGATGGCGGGCAACGACCCCGTAGGGCTTTTCGGCATCTCGCAGTTCGGCACGGCTGTCGGTTCGCTATCTGGTGGTTCGTCTGACAACTTCACCGGCACGGCGGTGGGCAAGATGGCTGCGAACACCAGCACCGACTTCTCTGGGGCAGCTTTCGGCTTCGGCGCGGCCCAGAACTCGGAAAACTTCGACGGCTTGGCTCTGGGTTACGGCGCGGCTTCGTTCAGCGCGGGTTGTCTCGGGGTCTTTGTCGGTCACGACGCGGGGAACCACGCCACGGACGCGACAGAGGACGCGGTAGTCATCGGCTATCAGGCTGGCATCACATCCACTGGTGCGGCGGGCGTGCTCATCGGACCTAACGCTGGGCTTGGTTCGACCGACTTCTCGGGCGTCGCGCTCGGAAACGGGGCTGCGCAGAACTCGACAGATTTCTCGGGGGTGGCGCTGGGCTACCAGACCGCGCAGAGCGCCACCAACATCGGGGGCGTGTTCCTCGGTCGCCTGTCGGGCAACGGAGCCTCTGATACGACCGAGGTTGTCATGCTCGGTTCGTATGCTGGCCAGAGTATTGACGGGGGCTCTCATGTGGTCGGCATCGGCCAGTACGCAGCTAGCGGGCTCAACACGGGCAGTAACGTGATCGGCATCGGACAGGCAGCCGCCGCGTACGGGTCGTCCATCTCGGGCAACACCGACATTGTTGCCATCGGGAACCAGGCGGTCAACCTGGGGGCCACCGCGAGCTTCGGGTCTGCGGTTTCCGATGTGGTGGCAATCGGCAAACAGGCAGGCTTCCTGGCATCGTCCCACATGACCGCTGTGGGCTCTGGGGCGGCTCAGTACGCAGGGATGGCCCCCAACATGGTTGCGGTCGGCTACGGGGCCGCAGGGGTCGCTGTGGGGCAGTCCAACACCACGTCTGTCGGCTCCGAGTCTCTGGCAAACGCTGGCTCTACGATCAATGCGACCGCACTCGGCTACCACGCGGGGACCACAGACGGCACGACTTCGACGGCTAGCAATCTGTCTTACATCACGCTGTTGGGTGCCAACGCGCAGGCGCTGGTCAGCAACGTGTTCGTCATGGGCTCGGCTGTGACCGCTGAACGCGCTACGGCCTGCCTCGGGAACTACGACAAGCTCGGTTCTGACGTGCAGGGCGGCTTCGCCGTGGCCGATTGTGTTGCGGCTCCGACTGTGACTCCGACAGGCGGGGGTGTGCTGTACGTGGACTCCGGTACACTCAAATACATGGGTTCCGCTGGAACCGTCACAATCTTGGGGGCAGCATGAGTAGGGAAGTCATTACGTGGATTTTGTGGCTCGTCAAGCAACAAAGTGTGCAACTGGGCACCGAGCAGGCGCTCACCCATGCCGAGTTGGCTTTGGCTGCTGTCGAGCAGTTGACCGCAATGTACGAGGAGAAGTCTGAATGAGCACGCCGAATGTGGGTCTTTACGTCCCGGATACGACCACGCCGGTCGCCCCGTTGCGGCCAGTTCTAGCGGCCATGCAGGGCAGCACCGACGATTACCTGAACCGCAAGGGCCGTCAGTTCGCCAACAACGCTACCCGCGACATTGCGATCGCGTCCCCGGTTGTCGGGGATTTCTGCACGGTCGGTTCCGGCTCTGTGTTCGAGTTCCAATCCTACGACGGTTCAGCATGGCAGGTTGTCTGGTCGGGCGAAAGCCTCGGCTGGATGGACCTTCTCGCAGACACCGGCTGGGTAAACACTGGCCTCACCATCACGCCAGCGACCGACTGGTCCATTGTCGCGTACAACCTGCGCAAACAGGGCACAAGGATTCACGGCATTGTCGCGGCATCCTGTACCAAGGCGTTGAACTTCAACGGAAGCGGAAACCTGTCACCGGACAAGGCCGCGTTCACCTTGCCGACTGGATGGGTGAACGGCGGGCCGTTCGACACGTACATGTTGGTGGTGCGACCCAATACGCTGAGCATGTGGGCCACAAGCGACAGTGCAGGGCTGGTCAAGGTCACCCATGGGATGCCTGACCGAACCCTGCCTGCCAACACGACGGTCAACTTCTATGTGGACCACGACACGAACTAATCCTGCGGCCAGCCCGCTTTCAGCGTCGGAATGTGCCGCTGGTTCTTGAGGTAGCGGATCGCGTGGCGAACGGCTTCTAGCCTGTCTCGGTGGTGATCGCCCGCGATGTAGAGCCCGAGACGTTTCAGGACGTCATCTGGCACGGCGGTGTTCTTCCCGGATGCGGGAGACAGGATCGTGTCGGGCCACTTGAAGCGCACCGCCCCTTCAATCAGGATCGGGGTCGTCTCGATCTGGATGTTCTTGAAATGGACGAAGGTCTCCACAATATGAACATCCGCAAAGGCCACTAACCAGTAAATCTCGAGCCACTTACGGAACCCGTCGAGGCCATCACCGACCGCCCAAGACTCTACCATTTTCGGTAGAGTCTTGACATTGTATTCGAGCAGGACGATACCTGTGTCCCCGCCCTTACCACCGGGGTCGATGGAGAGCAGCCGCGTCATGCGGCGCAACACCCACAGCAGCCGTGCGAGAACTGCCACATCTGGTCCGATTCGATCCAGAAGGACGCTTGACTGGGGTCGGGGTGGCCCACCCCGCAGGGGCAGACACGCTCTACGAGGCCCCTGTCTGCGCGCCACCGCATCGGCCAAGACCGCATGTGGTGGTCGATGGGGTTGTGGATCACGCAGGGCCGACCACGGCACACGCTGATCGGGTGGGTGTTCGTCAGGCGCGGTATGAAGTCGCGCTCAACCGCCGTGTAAACGTTCACGACAGGCCCTCCAGCATCTTGTCGATCATCCAGCGGCACTTCTCGAGGTCCTGCTTCGGGTTGCCCTTGGCCTTGTGCCGCAGCAGGTACTTGATTGCGGACCCGAAGTACCAGTCATCCTTGGCGAGCGCTTCAATCACGTCGATGACCTCCACACCGTCCTTGATCTTGTAGTGCGGTGGCTCGTTTACGAAGTCCTCGGCAGCGGTCTCGGGGAGTTTCGTGATGGTACGAGGATCGAACAAGTCGTCATTCCTGCACGTGAACCCGCTCACCGAAACCCACGCCTTTTTTGTTGTCTTGCACAGCGGGTCGTCCCGCGTCAGATAGGGCTTGCACGCTTCCGTTCCAATCGGGAGGTGCTTGTAGTCGTCATCCCGAATCACGTCGCCCACCTGGTATGTCTTGCTCAAATCAAAGCCCCCTGTCTACGTGAGCCACACGTCGAAGACGCCGCAAACAGCGCATCGAAACGTGGCAACCCTGTGTGTAACCCTTTGTGCGATCCCGTGGCTAGCCACTGGCCGACCGCAGGAACAAACTACTACATGCTTCATCGTGGTGTCAATCCTCTCTTGGGGCATCTTTCCAGTCTACTCCCGCCTTAGTGGCGGGCACCTTCCCAGGTCAGCGCGGCTGGGCCGTGCGAGATGGGGAAGTCGATTCCGTTGATGTTCTGCGCCATGCACTCAGGAACAGCCTCGCGCACATAGTCAAGCTCTCCTTCTGGAACGTCCATGAGGATCGCATCGTGGATCAGGCAGACCAGCCAGCGGATCAGTCGCACGTCCTTGCGCGCCATCTTCAACAGACCGTCGTACAGGACCTCGGTGGTGCCAGACTGCCCGTGAGCCGCAGGCGCTTGTGTGTAGGCCCGTTCCTTGTCGATCTGCATCTTGCGGCCCCAACGGTTGATGACGTAGCCGCGCTCGCCCTCGGTGCGAACCTTGTTCTGCCACGCGATCATGCCGGGATAGGCCCGCCGCATTGCGTCGATGAACTGCTGCGCAATTTCGATGGGTTGCTTGGCTGTGCGGGCCAACGTCTTCGCCGCCGCTCCGAAGGAGTAGGCGTGGCTGAGGGCCTTGGCGATGGGGCGGTAAAGGTGTGGGTTGGTTTCGTACGTGGCGTCCCCGAACATGAGGCGCCCAGAAATCTCGTGGCCGTCAACACCGGGCCGGAACCGTTTGGCGTATTCCTTGTCCTGTGACAGCGCAGCCACGATTCGCTGGTCGGCGTTGCTCAGGTCGAACTCGATCAGGAGGTGTCCCTCGCTGGCGAGGAGGTACCGCTTGTCAATCGGGTTGCGCTCGCCCCATGTTGTGAGGCCCGGCTCCGACACGCTGCGTCGGCCAGACTTCTGCCAGCCGGAAATGCTCGGGTGGACCCTTCCGTCAGCCTGCGTGTGGTTGAGCGCCTGCTCAGCCAGAGACCGCTGGCCCTGCAACTCGGCAAGGGCGATGCCGAACTCTTCGGCCTCGGTGCCCTTGGTGAACTCCAAGATGACGGGACCGGAGAGCGACGGGCCGGTCTTCAACTGCGGCCAACCAGACGTACGCAACGGGTCCAAACCGGACTTCGCAAGCGCGCTGATCACAGCCGCCTTGCCCTTGGAAGATCGCCACGGCATCTTGCCATCGGTCGGCAACCCGTGGTGCGCCACAAGGTCCTCCATGAGTTCCGCCTTGCGCTCGGCAAGGTCCGCGACCCGTTGGCGCGCAGCCGCAATGTCAACGCGGAGTCCGTTTCGGCTCATCTGCGCGTCGATGGCGGCTTTCTGCTGCTCCCGCCAATCGTAGGCGGTCGGCTTGTGGCGCAACAGGAGTTCGTTCGTGATGTTCCGCAACAGGTGAACGTCCTGCTCGGCGTACGCGACGTAACGGGGCTCATCGACAGGAATGTTCCCGAAGCCGCCGAACTCTCGGGCAAGGGCTTTCAAGTCACCCTCCTTGCCTGGAACGTCGAGCTTGAACGCGAGGTTGTCCAGAGACAGCCAGCGGGAGATGGCTTCGGGCTTTCCCGTGGTGATCACCTTGGCGCCGCTGCGCATCGTGAACAGCACAGGCGCCGGAAAGTTCAGGTTGGCGAACACCATCGTATCGAACAGGCGGTTGTTCAGGGACCATTCGAGCGCGTCATTGCCTAACATCACCGAGAAGTCGAACGGGTGGCCGTTGTGCGCCACGAGGGCTTCGGCTTGGTCGATGGCTTCTTGGAGTTCTGCGAGGCGTGGCGTCACCACAACATCGCCGTCAACGCCGAAACCGAACTGGCCGAGCCGGAAGAACTCGGCCAGCGGCATGTTCCAGCGAAGGTTAGCGTCGTGCGTCTCAATGTCGAAGTAAAGCACCTTGGCTTCGTCTACAACGTCGCCCCAAGGGCTCAGCGGCTTGGTGGGTAGGAGTTTACGCAGGGCGGTCTCCAAAGCCTCCAGAGCCCAGTCAGAGCCCGCTGAGACGGCTTCCACGGACGGTAGGGTTATGCCGAAGGTAAGGTCTGCGTTGGGAACTCGCATGAACTGGACCTCTTCAGCCCCGAACACCCTACGAACGACGGTCTTGAGGTTTTCCTTGAACAGCGCGTCGAGCGGTTCCGTAGTGTCGAATGTGATTGTTTGCAAAGTCCATAGCCTCCTGCCATGTTGAGAACGTCTCACCGAGCCACGGTAGTTCCGGCCCCACGACAAACCACTCGCTAGACCTCGACGGTTTGAGGACCGTTGCTTTGCGGAAGACCGAAGCGTCAAGATACATCTCTCGGAACGTCATACGTTCCTCGTCTCGTGGTCAGCCATCCCGTAGTCGAAAGCGTGCTCAAGCGAGACGAAGAAGTTGTCTGACGCCATCTCGCGCTCGAAGTTTGGGATGCTCGTGTGAATCTTGTAATGACGCTGGACGAACTCGAAGTGGTCCTTTCCACGCACGTAGTCCCGCCAGAGTGCGGTGGGGTCTGCACCCGACACCTGCGACTGACCCCAGTGGACGAGATGGGTAGCGTCTACACCCATGTAGCGGTAGCCCTTGGTTCCGGCAACAGCCAACATAGACGCGGCGGAAGCAGCGAAACCAGTGACGCAGGTGGCGATGGTGAGCCCCCGCGACGTGGCGATGTTGACCGCATCAAGAAACGTTTGGAGGACAGGCATCTCGCCGCCATCCGAGTTGATCCAGATGTTCGCTCGGTCCCCGCGTTGGCGGTCGCTGCCCGTCACCCAGTCGAGAAGCGGGCTACCCACCTCTTCCAACAGCTTCGCATCGAAATCCCTGAACACGTAGAAGTTCTTCAAGCTACCACCCCCTTGTCTAAACAACGAACGCCGTGATGACGCCCGTTTTCTGATCGTACTTCGCACGGCCTCGCGCTGTCAAGTTGGCGAGGATTTCCTGGAAGTCCTGAGCCCGAAGGCCCTTGAACCTGTTCCGCACGTCCGAGTAGGGCCTGCGGTTGCGCGGCCCGTCCACGAGGTATTTCTCCATCTCGTCAACCTGCCGCTCGAAGTCAGTAGCTGCGACCTCGTTCGCCATGCGAACCATATCGCGGAACCAGAACTCTGCCTGTCGGATGGCGTGCAGCATGTGGCTGAGTGAGACCTCGAGGCTGCCATCGTGCAGGGCGAGCAGGGCCGCAGCCTTGCGCACGCTGGTGCCGAACCGCGACACCGCAGCCGACAGATAATCCACCTGACCTGACGACAGCAGGTACGACGCGACGATGTGACCCATCTCGTTGAACCGCTGGTTGGCTTCTCGACTGACCGTGACCGGCTGGAACTGGTCTTCCCCGATCTTGCGGCGGTTGCGGACCATCTTGGTAACCACGTCCACGATGGACGAGTATTTGCCGTAGGAGTCGCCGCGCTGGGGCGGATCGAGTTCCACGTCCATCATCGTCTTGGTGAAGGGCGGCGGATCAGCCACGGCCCACACGAAGCGCGGCATGAGGCCAGACTCGTAGTTCTTCGTGGTCAGGGTGTTGGCGACGTGCTTGCGAATCCCGACCCCGACGAAGTTGAATGTCACTTGGGACTTGACGTTTCCGGATTCCTTGCCGATACGCAGGCTGGCCTCCACCTTGCCGTCATAGAGCTTCGCCAGCGTACCGAGGAACCCCGCGAGGTAGCGCTTGTTGTTCATTTCGTCAAGGTAGCCTTGGATTTCGTCGGTCCACATCATCTTCACCGAGTCGCCGTTCTCTGCCAGCGCCTTGACGAGAGCCTCGGACGTAGCGTTCGACGTGAGTTCAATCGTCTTGCCGGTGCGTTCCTCGAACTCCTGGATCACCACCAATGCGCGGTGCATCGCCGTAGTCTTGCGCGTGAGTGTGCTATCTCCGAGCACTTGGATGTAGAAGTTCAAGCGCGGATCGCTGAAATGCTCACGCAGGAACGCAATATCGCCGTACACGGCGGACAAGATCGAGAACGCCAGCGTCCGCTGGTAGACGGTAGCCGCGTCGGTGCCGGTCGATTTCACCCATTCAACGTACTCGTCGGGCCACGCGGGATTTGACAGGCACCAGTCTCGCTCCCGCGTCGTGAGAAAAGGGGGAATATCTGACCAATCCCTGCGCGTCATGGGAATGTCGGGGACCTCGATTTCGTCTCGCCCGCCCCCGGTTAGCGCCAACCACAGGTACTCGGGGGTCAGCGTGGCTAGGTTCTTGAACACGTTGGAGTTGGACACGATGGCGTACGTGTCGGTGTTCTCGAAGCCCATATCGCGGCAGCGGTCGATGAAGTCGATGACGACCTTGTTCGCGTCGCCGCGTTGGGGAACCGAGACGTACCACTGGGTCAGTCCTGCGCGGTCGATGCGCTCCTCGAGGGCCGCGTAGTCCGTGTCCCCGATATTCGGCAACTCGACGTTCTGGTACGCGAGCGCCCAGTCGGGAAGCTGGAGGTACTCGATGCCAATGTCCTTGAAAGCCCTCTCGCACTTCTCGGATGCGCGGAACGCCTCATCGTTCATCGGGCTCTTGTCCATCTCAGATACCACGTTGTCCCGCGTGTAGCGCGTCCACGGAGCCGCAGCAATGCGCGCCAGCTTGCAGGCGACGCGGTAGGCCACGTTGTCCCAGCCCTGCCCGTCCCAGCCCAGTGACGCCTCGGTGGTGAGTTCAGACAGCGCGTTGGACCAGCAGGCTTCGGCGTAGGTCTCCAACTGCGCGATCTGCTCGGGCGTGTAAACGTCCAACTTGAGGTCGCCGCTGGCTTGCACCACGGACTGACCGACAACCACCACATCTTCGTACGCGGCTGCGAACTCGGCGTAGGTGTACGTGCGGTCGATGTAGGTTGCGGTCACCAGATGCGGAAGACCGTACTTGGTATTGGTCGTCCCCGGCACCCGCAGGATTTTCGTGTCTTTGGCGTGCTTGTCACAGCCTTGGGCTGCGTGGGCCGTGGAGACCTTCGCAGACAGTTCCCCGGCCAGTTGCCCGGACAGCGGGTGATCGAGCACCCAGAGGCAATGCCAGCGTCCCGGAGAGGTCTCCACGGTGATCGTCGGGGGCAGCCGGAAGTTCGACGGCTTGCAAGTGTCGGCGTCCGCGTAGACCACGTTGCACAGAGACTCCGAGGTTGACTCGCGGCTGCTGCGGGACGAGTCGGAAATCGAGGGCGGGAACGCGGAGACCGAGAAGTACACGTCCTCGTCGTGGCGCGCAGCCGAATACTGGCGGGCCGACTCGATCTGGTCCGCAGGGAACCAGCGCTCGGAGTTGAGCTTGCCCGTCTCGTCGCGGGTCACGATGGCGACCATGCCCCGCAGGTTCCGGTACACGAGGTCGAAGAACGGCTGGTTGGCGACCAGCGCGGCTGCGCGCCCCTTCTGCCAGTCCAAAGCCATAAGTCAGGCCACCTTTCGCTTGCGTCGTGCGGTTTCGTAGGTTGTGTGCGCGAGTCGGCACGCAGAGCACCGGCAGGACCAGTTGCCGTAGCCATTGGTCGTTCCGTGCCGTGGGTCGCCATCCGGGAGCGGTGGACGTAACGACTTACGCTCGTTGATGCTCGCGGCCCATGCGGCCCGGCAAGGGATGCAGCGGCACTTCATGTTGCCGTAGCCGTTCACCGAGCCGTGGCGGGGATCATTCACTTCCACAGGGCGTCCTTCCTGATTGAGTACGCGGCGCCGCTCTGGACGCCGAGGCCGACCTTTCGGTCCTTTGACCACGTGATGCCGAAGGGGTATGGGGCCTCGAACTCCGAGACGTAGACGTTCGCGCCGAGGTCGCGGTAGCGACGGGCCGTTTTCCAGAAACGGTCGTGGTCGAAAGGGGCGGTCCCCGAATACGGCTTGGTACCAGCGTAGGGCGGGTCGAAGTACATCACGTCGCCCTCGAACACGGTTGGGTAAGCGTAGTCACAGCACTCGAACTCGACGGTGTTTTCTCGGAAGATCGCGGCCTTGCGCATGATGCTGCGCTTGGCCTGCGCTGCGTAGTTGGTGCCCTTGGCGTCCCGTGCGTAACCCTCGAAGAACCGCCCGCCGAACGAACAGCCGAAACCAGCGAAGCCTCGCAGCGCGGTCGGCTTTGCGCCTCGAAGGGCTCGCCACTCGTCCTCGGAGAGAACGTCTGGCGGCTCCCAGCCGTTGTGGGTTACTGCGTGCCACATCTGGATCAGGTCGGGGCTCACGTCGGACGCCACCGTGCGGCCAGCGAAGTGTGGGGCCATCTCGGCCAGCACAGAGCCACCGCCAACCATCGGCTCGAAGTACATCGAGTCGTGGTACGTCGTGGCGTCCGCCATGATCGCCGCTGCGATTTCCTTCGCCAAGCGCGACTTGCCACCCAGGTATCTCATAGAACAGCCTCCTTGTCTCTGTCGGACCTACACTGTAACACAACCAGTGGGCCGAAGAAAACCCGCACGATTTCTTGGTCGTGCGGGTTCTCCCCGTTCCTTTCCCCGAAGCGCTTCGGGCTGGGTTGCTGCTAGCGGCGTGCCCAGTTTCGAGGCTGTAACAATGAGCCCCTGCATCGCCCCAAGATACCCGTTTGTGAGGTCGTTGGCTTGGGGACCTGACTTTCCTCGTGTGCCGTGTGGATTCGAACCACATACTCCCAACGTCTGGTACTCGACGCCTGAGCGGCACCAGCTTGCTTTTGCCCGATACTTCCTCGCGCCATCGACTTCTTGGCGTCGGGTGGATGAAGCAAGCCAACCGTTGGGTGGACCTGGGGGTAATCGAAACCCCGTCCCACATGGTTTCCCGCTACACAGTTACTACAGCCATTCCAACCGATACCGCTACTCGACGCAAGCGTGTGGTTGACCCAACTCCACGTTAGGGTGGCTTCCGCCACCTCCACCACTCTGTTTCACTAATAGGCCTGCCAAACAGAGAAAGCGTAGCCTCCGAGTTTTTCATCGGACAGCGGCACATTTGATTGACTTGGGCTGCACCTCAACCCATGGCCGTTACAGGTCAGACGAGAACGTCTACCTCGGAAAGAACAGACGCAAGAAACACGTCAACACTTTCCATGGCCTCTGCTACCTCATCGGTGGCATTTGTTGGTTTTGGTCATTAGGTGACCAATCCGGCTGCTATGTAGTTTTCCGCCATGGGTCGAAACCTGTCAGGCCCTTGGTTTGTGTGGCACCACGGTTCTGCCACACCCCGCCACCATTGCGACCTCGCGGTAGGTGACTGGCAGAAGTATACCGAAAACGGTAACTTCTTGTCAAGCTCAGAGGGAGAAGGTCTCTTCCTCGAAGGTGATCCCGTCCTCGTCGGAGCCCTCTTCGGCTTCGGAGCGCGGACGCCACGAGCCGCCGAACGGCTGGACCTCGTTCCAGACCGAGCCATCGTCACGCGGCTTGCCAACGATGATCCGAGCGTCCAGTTCCTTGCCGAACAACTGGTTGAAGTCCTTGAGGAGCAGCTTGCGCGGCTTCCCGTCACTGATCAGCCCGAGCGCATCGAAGAACGAGAAGAACGAGGTTGCCGTGCCGTTGGGGTTCTTCGCGGTGGGGTTCCAGCGCTCGAACAGCGGGATGCGCACGAACCGGACCTGACGGCCCTTGTACTCGCCTGCGAGAACCTTGATAGTCAGGGTCAGGAACTTCTTGCCTGCGTAGGTGGTGCCCGTCTTGTACAGGTCCACCGCCACGTCGGTGAGCCCCACCGTGTACCAGCCGGTCGGGACGGGGGTGGGTCCCTTCGCTGCCTCTTCCTGGAACTGGACCTCCTCGTCATCGAACGTGAACTCCAATGCTGCCTTGGTTGCCATAGGTCAGACCTCCTTGCTTTCTCTGATTTTCCCGATGATCTTCGCCATCGTTGGATTGGTCATTTTGAGGGGCAGGCCCGCGTTTGCGAACCGTGTCTTGGTGGCTCGTGATGCGTCGTTCCCGAAGTAGATGGTGCGGGTTTCGACGCCTGCATCATCGTCGGACTCACACTCTAGCAGACCGAACAGGTCGGGCTTGCTGGGGACGTACTTCTTCGCGGCCCCGTTGATCCAGATGCGGGAGAAGCGGTTGCCCACGGTGTCCGTCTCTTCCTTCTCGTGGAAGATCAGGATAGTGGCAAAGTCCGCCGAACGCAAACCGTCCATGATCTTCTTGGCGTACTGGTAGAGCATACCCCACGCCTTGTTCGTGTCGTCCGCACCCGACTGCGATTTGGGCGGGTTGGACATGATTTCCCACTCCTTGCGGTCGAGAGCGTTGCCCATCGTGTCCACGATGACCGTCTTGAACGGGTGGGGCTTGTTCAGCAGGTTCGTCACGACCTTGTTGAACTCGGCCACAGTCGCCACATGCTTGATGACCAGCCGGTCATCCGGGAACCCCGACACGGTTCCGTACGTTGACTCTTCGGTGTCGATGATGAGTGCGGGGTAGTAGCCCTCGACCTCGCAGATCGACGCGGCCAGATACGACTTTCCCGACCCGATTTTTCCATAGAGCCCAATCTGTTTGGGATCGCCCATCGCAGACGGGGCCGAGGTTTCGCCCAGCCAATCGAGGTCGTACTCTTCGGCGTAGTCGGTCACGCTGTCGTCTGGTTCTGCGGGGGTTGTCTTAGCCATGCGTGGCCTTTCTGTAGGGGTTTGTGGCAGCGGTGCCTGAATGGGTTTGGCCCCACTCCCAAGCTTCGGCTTGAACCTCGCTGAGCCAGTCATCGAAACGCAAGCCCGCCGCGTTGCGATCAGCAACCGTTAGGGATTCTTGTACCAATCGCCGCACCTTTTTCGTTGACCACTTAGTATCCATAGCTCACCTCGTTTGCTGGGATCATCTTGGATTTGAGTTGAGCGAGCGCCTGGTACGGGTTAGGCCAACTAGAAACCCGCGCATAGACCTTCTCGAACTGTTCGTCACACCCGCAGGCACACACCTTGACCAGATTCTCGTCAGCCATGAATCTTCGACACTCCGCCGATGGCGTGGAGAAATTCGGTCCCGCTGTTGAAGCCGTGCGGGATGTTATCACCATCGACCGTGGTGAAGGTCGTGTCGTTCGCAGACACGATGTTTCGTGGATTGAACCAGTCCCACACTCGGGACGGCTGGATGAAAACCTGATCGCCAACTGTAATCTTCCGCATGTTGTACCTCCTGTTTCAGTCTCGGGAGCTTACCACAAACCGGAGTTCGAGGATGCCCCATGTAAGCGAGATGGTCGCAAGGACCACGTTGTAGACGGACTCGAAGGTTCGGCCCGCGAAGTGGTGCTGGAACGCTTCGGTCCAGAACAGCACCGTGCAAGTTGAGAGAACCGACACCATGAAAGCGTGCCAGAGCAGGCTTCTACTCTTCATCGGTGACCGGCTTGGCCTGTAGGATGATCGAGGTGGCCTTGAGGGTCTTGGCGTAGTCGGCAGCGTTGAGGATCGCCTTGGCGAGGGCCGCGTCAGGCTTCGGCTTGAGGATGCTGTTGAACTTGGCCTTGGTGAGCACACGCTCAGCGGTCACAGCGTCGAAGCGGTGCTGGCGGGAGACGGACAGGATGTAGTTTCCTGCCGCGTACTTGTCCTCGGGCACGTCTTCGTACTTGCTGGCGATGGCGCGAATCTCGGCCTCGATGGATGCGGCGCTGGCCTTGAGGGCCACCAGTCGGGCGGCGTCTTCGGCGTAGTTCAGGGTCATATGGAGCCTCCGTTCGTTGTCTTGGTACAGACTCTACACACTTGGCGAGCCTGTGTCAAATGTAGTCACCGAGCAGTTTTTGCTCGCGCACTTCGTCCGCCACATTACGGAGAATGGCGCGGGCGGCTCTCTCGATTCGGTCTTCGAAGGTTAGCCCGATGATGTACGGCACCGTAGCCCTGTGGACTAAATATGAGCCGACCCACCCCTTGCGTCGAAGTGACACATATAAGCTACCCAGATCGTCCCGATAGATGCGCCAGAAGTAGCCTTCTGGGGGCTTGGGCAGGTTCACTTCCAGTTACCTCCGTACCACTTGTCGATGATGGCGAACGCCACCAGGGAGCCAGCGAAACCAAACGCGAGGCTCAACACAACTGCTAACACATACACTTCCATGTGATACCTCCTTCTGTTGAGACCGATCCTAGCGAGTCTTGGGGCTGCTCGTCAACTGTGGCTGCGCAAAGGTCTTGACCCAGCGCCGCTTGGGGCACGTGGGCTGGTCTGAGCGACGTTCCTTGCCGTTGGTACCGGTCCATTGCCCGCCCGCTGTCAGGCCGTCTTCGACCCAGCCAGAGCCGCGCAAGCTGGCCCCGTCTTCCGTCTCCAAGGTGTAGGCCTGGATGCGGTCGAAACCCATTTCCTGCGCTGTGCGGGCCGCAGCTGCGTACAGGATGCTGCAAGCGTTCCGCGTCCCGTCCGTCACCAAACGAGTAACCTCGAGGGTCAGGTAGGGGTCGCAGCCCCGAGCCACGGGCCGACCACAGATGACGGAACCGCGAAGGATTTCGTCATCGTCTATGAGCCCAAGCGAGAACCGATGACCTCGGACTGGTTTGTGATGCCTGTGCAAATCATCGACAAGCGCGTTGGCTTGTTTCAACGTCAATGGGATAACTCGCATCAATATGCCTTCTTGCTGAACTTTCGGCGTTCAAGGGTTGTGCTGCATGGGTAGCAAGCGATCTTGCTCAGGAAGGAGTCTAGGGCACGACCGCCTTGGAGCGCAAGCCAGATGTTGTTGGCCCGAGCCCAGACCTTCTCTGCGTAGGCCGCGTCGTAGGGGAGTTCCTTTGCCCACACGTCGTTGTCGGTCAGTCCGTCGCGGCAGATGAAGACGAACCCGACGTTTTCGACCTCGAGACCTTGCGCTTCTGCGCCCTTGCCGTACAGCATGATCTGGCCGAGGTACTTCTTGGCCGTATAGCGGGCTCGTAGCAAAGGCTCGGGGTCCCGACTGGTGGGCTTCGTGTCGAACGCCAGTTGGAGGTTCTTCAACTTCTCTCGCGTGGTCGTCTTGTAATCTACTGGGAGTTTGTACTTGGGCACATACAGGTCCATGCTGCCGCTCACGGTTCCGTAGCCGGGGATCGCGCCCACCGTGACGCGGGACTCCGTTAGCACGTCGTACGGCAGGATTTCAGCGCGGTGTTCCAGGTACAGGTGAGTTGCGGTCCCGAGCACGGCCCCAAGCCAGTAGGGCTTCTCGTCGGGCTCTACGTCCTCGTCAGAGCCCCCTTCAAGAAGCTCCCTAGCGAGGCAGTAGTCACACGGAGCCCCCAGCGAGGACGGCCCGATGAGCCGTTGCAGGTCTCGGGCTGTCGGTGTTTTCAGGAGCGTCAGCGCCAAGTCCCGCAAGGTATTCGTCATACAACCGCGCTTTCGTCTCGTTCTTCTTTTCGGTGACGTACGCAGCGAAGGACACATCGAACTTTCGATGCGCGACCCACCGCTCGTAGTCGTCGTGGATTTGTTGCAACTCTTCAGGGGTCATCGCTTCTGCACCCCCGGCATCCTCACGGTTGTGCCGCCTTGGGCGATGGAGAAGTCAACGTAAGCTTGGCTCACAAGCTCCGCGTCAGCCATGGCCTGCAACAGCGCCTTGTACTTGTCCCACTCTACCGGAACGTCGAAGT